CCCTAAGTTAACCCATAGAGTACCATCATCAGTTAATACATTTCTAACTTCTTTGAATACATTTACCAGTTGATCTATAAACTCCTCTGGTGTATTCTCTTGTCCTATTTGATTCTCTTCATTACCATAGTTCCTTAATCCATAGTAAGGTGGAGAAGTTATACAAGTTCTTGCCTGTTCATCAAATTGTTTGAGAGTGTCTCTGCAATCTCCATATAATATTGTATTTCTCATAGTATTACTTTCTCCAATAACCATCTTACTTCTTTGAATGATATTCTCTTACGATACTTACCACTATTTTGTAGTGATTTAAAACTTGTCAGATAGAAATCATTTGTTTTCTCTCTGTATTCTCTTAATGCTTGATTGAACAATGGAATATGTTTATCTCTAAGATAAGAACATTCAATAGGAAATATATTTCTATTAGTTGTTTTACACTTGCCAAATGGGTCTGAAAGATTCTTACGATCTTTTTCACTCCACTTCCTTAGATGTATATTATCTCCATCTATTCTATCAATACCATTAATAATATACTCACTAAAATTAGGTGGATTGAATACTACAGGAAAATTAGTTGGTGTTGGTATATCATTTTTATTAGTTGATATGCTTTTACCATTGATGTATAGTTTAGTTTTTAGACATGACTCTGGTATAAAATATCCAACTCCTGCGGGATTATCTGTGTCTGAAAATAGTTTCATATCAAATTTATCCCATGCAAATAATCTATCCTTAAATAGATTCTGATTCCAAAATGTTGAGGGTATAATTGCTGCAACATAATCACAATTATCTAACATTAATTGTAAACAATCGAGGTATAAATCTTCATGCTTTGCAATTACTGATAACCTTTTTCTTCTTATTACTGTCTTTGCTAAGTATGGTGGATTAGTAATACATACCTGATACTCTTTAGGAAAATCTTTTATGGTATCTCTTAACTCTACATTAAAATGTTGAGGGTCAATATCATATCCTACCCATGCTGCATCTATAAAATTAAATAGATTCCCTGCACCTGCAAATGGTTCTAATATTGGTTCATCTTTAGGCACTAAATCATACCATGCTTTAAAAGCATCTGAATTATTAAAAGGGTCAACAGTTGTATAATATTGACCTAATAATTGTTTAGTTTGCATCTAATAGATTAATCTCTTTTGTAATTCTACATGATTAACAACCCAAAGATTTCCCTGTGGATTGTCAAACTCTTCCTTCAGTGCATTATACTCTTTTTCTATGTCTGTGTCAACTAAAGCAATGTAAATTAAATCTTTTCTTTCTGATATATCTCTTCCCCACTCTAACCATCTTTTTTCTTCTTGAAATACATTTCCTTGATGTCCACCTGCTGAACCTTTATGTCCTAAACAATACTTATGACTTCCCCATGCAATTAATTTACCATCTTTCTTAACTTCAAAATCAATAGTTTTAACATCATTAACTGTATTACCAAATTTCTTTTTATATAATGTTTGAGGATATGTTTTACCATCCTTTGCAGGTCTTAAAAAATTATTGGGTAGTCCTTCTACTCTGTATCCATAGTTTTTTACAATTTGATCTATTCCATTGAGTGTGAATACTTCATCCATGCCACTCTGTTTTGATGACATCTTGGCAAGTACTGATGCCATTTCCATTGCAATAAAACTATTACCTTGACTATTCATAAAGTAATCTCTCTCAAGACAATTATGATATTCTAATTGTCTAGCTAGTTGAGTTTCATTGATATACTCTTTGATGGGTTCTCTATCTAATATCCCTTCATGTAAAATTCTTGCAATAGTTTTTATTGTGTTTGTTTGTCTTTGTGATCTTAAATTTGGTGTATCAAATTCAAATAGTGGTGGTTTGATTTTCATGATATAAATGTATTACTTATATTATACCATAAAAAAGACCCCTGTAAAGGGGTCAATTATTTTACTGGAACATATCTCGACATATCCTCCGACATTCGGTAGTGTGTACATCTATTGAACATTCAATTAAACAATCAAAGTAATCATTTTGGAGATCGTTTGTATCGGCACTCGATACTGTGTTAGTATCAAAATGGTTGAATTGAACCATTTGATTACTTGAAACTAAATTGTGCATTTGAAATCTCCAAAATGTATCTGACTATTTCATGATAAGTAGATTAGGGTACATTGCTCTGCCTCCACACTCTACATTACTATTTAATAGTAGGATATGTTTTGAAATGCTAATTGTTGCAAGAATTAATGCCTATTGTAGTTAGTAATACTATTCAATTTCCAAATCTATATTAAATGCTACACTTATCCTATCCTCTTCAGTTAGATTAGGGCAAGTATTGTGCATTAACCATGACGGAAATAATATAATCTCTCCATCACAAGGAATAAACTCCATACTTTGAGGGCAAGTATTAGTATTCTCTGGAAAATTACATGATTGAATTATATTATTAGGATTCAAGAATTGAATACCTCCTTGATCTGGACTCACTCTCATATAATATACACCTGACACTTGATAACCAGGATGACAATGCCACTCATGATTAGTATCTTTACCTTGAATATTCATCCATGAGTTTTTTATATTGATTCTCCATTTACGTCCATGTAATCTACTCCACATTGTAGATGTGACATAATTAGTTGCTGTGTCAATAATTCTTTGTTTTAAATGATGTAATCTATATTTACCAATTAAATCATCTTTGATAAGATACATTGAATCGGTTTGCTTTTTAGACTTTTGTGCCTTTGCTATGGGATGTATATAAGATACTTCCCCATAGTCCATTGTCTCCTCTATCCTTAAGAGTGCTGCTTTAACTTCCTTTTGTATTGGATGATAATTGTCAGGTCTAGGTAGGTCTTTGTATATTAAAGTCGGGAATATTGGCATTGTACCCGAATATGCCTGTACATTAACTTCATTCATCTTTTTACTATCCAATCAGGGTCATTAGTTGGGTGTACCCAAAATCCTATACCTGTAGTAGGATTTCTTACTGACCATTTATCTAGTCGCTCTGTGATCCACATGTTAGGATCTTTCCTCATGTGATACTTGAACAGGTCTTTTGCTTTTCTTGATGCAGTTTCTCTAGGATATACCCTAATTCTGTGAGTGTCCATAAATTAACTCAGAAATTGTAGTGTCTTGACTACCAAGTACAGTAGAAACCCAATCATGTTCCCTTTCTTGTGCTTCTTCAAAGTTTTCATCATAGTCCACCTCAAGGTAGTTTCTTTTCTTCATAACCAAATCCTCCATTTTGGAATTGACGTTCTTCCTCTACTTTCACTCTAAGTTCCCTTAAAGCAAGTTTGAGTTTATGCAGTTCCTCGCTATCATATAGCGTAGGGTCTTGCTCACTCTTTTTGAGTGCGTGTTTTAAGAGTCTGATTTGACCCTTTGAACTAAAGAACTTTCTCATTATAGTATGTCCATGTCTTTTCCATGCCTATTTGTAGACACCTCTTCTACTGGCACAGGAGCTATTGTGAAGTTTGCACTAAATGTAATGCGTGTATTAGTTCCTTTGTAAGGTGTAACTAAGTGTAGATAGTGTGATGGGAACATTAAAATATCACCAGTTTTCACCTTTGGTATTGTTAGTTGTTCATCAGGTGTATTTAATACTTCATCAATACCTAATAATTTAATTGTTGAGTGTTCTTGATTATAAAATCGGAAACCTACGTCATCATCATCTATATCATAGAAATAAACCATGCTGATATTGGTTCTCATGCTATCACTATGGTCATGTACTTCTTGATAGTCTCCTATATCATACTTATTTGCCCAACTATTGTCCATGATGATGTCAACATCACATTTTGTACCAACAACTTCAACAAATCTATCCATAGTTGGTTTAAGATGCTTTAACCATGAGTGCCAAAGTTCCTTTGTATTATTCTCATGATGCCATGAGGATTTAACATTGCAATTCCAACCTTTTGGTTGTTGAAAGTTGTCATCATTATTTACGAAGTCACTAAACAATTCTCTGGTCTTTTGTTGATCTTCTGTTGAAAGTTGATCGTGAAAGAACCATTTAGGACTAAACACTTGTATTGTCATGTATGTTTATAGAGGTCTTTTAGGTGTAAATTTTCTGCTATCTCTTCGATTTGTTTCATTTTAGTCTCATATTCCTTAAAAGTTATTCCACCATCACGAAAGTATTGCTTTTGTAATTGGCAAACATACATTATAAGTGAGTCTTTGACTATTAATTTCTGTTCATGATCTAATATAGCACTATGTAATATACTCATTTGCGTAAGGTTTTACTGTACTCTACTATCTTATCACGAATTTCCATTAACTCAAGATAACAACCCTGATTATGTGCACATCCACGCAATTTAGGGTCTGGTTTGTATAAGGACTCAATAAACAAATCGAGTCCTCTATTAAATTTGATCTCAGGAGATTCCTCTACGTCAATAGAATTTTGATCCATCAGTATTGAGTTGTGTAATCTATGTCTATGTCAGTAAATGAAGCATCATCATAGTCTAGTTCTTCATCATCAAAAGTCTCTTTCTTCGTTGAGTCTTTTAATTCTTTTGTCTGTCTTTCTGTCATAATTGGATTCAGATTGAAAACGATTTTTTGAACCTTTTTGACGTTTATCCCGAATTGATTTGCCGAAAGAATAACTTTCAGAACCATTACGTCTAAATGTCTTACCCATGATAGATTAGTTTTTACTAAACATATTTGTATTATATATTAGCATAACTTCCTCTTTTATTCAAGAGTTATGTGATCGAAATTAAGAAGTGTATCATCTGTTTCTTTTGTGTTAAGGATGACATCCTCTTTTATTATAGGGTCTGATTTACCTACGACTAAATCTAGACTATCAAAAACATAACCGACACCATGCAAAAAATCCTCGATCTTCTCTACTACGATCGGTAGAGTATCCGAGGAAAATGCTTTGTTTGTGGCGGTTCCATCTTCGTCTGTACACGATAATTGAAACTCTGGCATTATACTGTAATGAAGTTCTTACAGTATAACAGATTTTTTATGGTTTGGCAATAGCGTCTTTTACTGCTTTCACACCAAGATAGAATTTTCCTGACTTAGGAGAGTCTCCAAATCTTCCTGCTGCTATGTCGTCATATAAATCTGCTAGTTGCTGATCCATCCTTTTATATCTCTTTTGTCTTAATCTTATATACTCTCCTTGAGTATAAGTTCCTTTAATTACATCTAATTCTGCAACTGCGTCTGCCCAAGTGATACCTACAGTTGAATTATCACTAACAGTATTCCAAGATTTACCAGTAGCAGGGTCAATTCCTCTGTTCTCTGTCTTTATTTCATCAGGGATGCCATCGCCATTTGCGTCCATATCATAGAACTCAAATGCTGTTAGAAAATTAGATTCAGTAATATCTTCTGCACTTAATAAATTAGTCCAATCGTATCTGGTTTTACTCTGTAGTAGAGATGCAACTGCATCTACTATATCAGGTTCTTTTAATGATTCTGAACTATATGACATAATTAATACCTCGTAAAGCTATTAGTTGAGAAGTTAGTGCTGTCTATCTCCCAGACTTCCATAACTGCGTTGTTCCATCCGTTTCTTCTGTAGTCGTCTCCAATACCAGAATTAACACGATAGTTAACATCATTATGTCTATCCATGTATATCCTATACTTATGGTTCTGTGTATTGTTTACTACAGGTACATAAGCAAAGAATTGTCCAACAACATACCAATCAGATAATCCGTTAACATAATGTGAGTGTGAACCCATGTCAAGGATTCTACTCCATCCTCCATTATTTACGTTTCTATATAGACCAAATCCAAATCCGTCAGGGTTTGAAGGACCACCTGAGTCATCTGTCACAGTCCACCAGTAAACTCTATGCCAGTTATTTGATCCTGCGGGTACTCCAACATCTACCTCAGTACCATTAATATATGTCATATTACTGGTGCTAGTACCTCTTCTACTACTAATAGTTTGGTTTACAGTAGTACCACCATGTGCCCATACCTTTATGATGTTCTGTTGATTTGTTGCAGGTGCCCACGCACTTCCTGTCCATGTCAGAGATTGATTAGTACTAGGTGTACCTGACACGTTGGTCATGTCCTCTAGTGACCTGTTCGCTGAAGTTGCACTCGTTGAGTCTCCTGTATAATTTATTGTCGCTGCATTAACAGTTCCAACGTTGAGTTGAGACATTATTAGACTTGATATTTTCTAAAAGTATTTATATCAAAGTAATCCTTGTTCTTGATCTTCTTTTGCTTGTTTCTCTTCCAATGCTTTCTCTTTCTTGAGTTGTCTATTAGTCCAGATACCTACTGCTATGATACTTAAGTATGCAAGTGTATCATCTAACATAACAAGAAAAAATATTGTTGATCCACCAAATCTGATCCACTCTGGAAATGGTTTGATTAATCTACCACCTATCTTACGAAATTGTGCTTCAAACTTGAAGTATAATATGATGAGTGCTGTGATAACAAACTCACTATATGGTACAACAAAGTAGCATGATAGGAAGATAAACAAAGGCCAGTAGTGCCTCTCATCAATTTTTTTGACAAGGTTTAAGTATTTTTTAAATAGTTTTTTAAGCATAATTGAAATTAACCACTAAACGATAGTCTGAGTCAGATGTAGTTGTACCTGTGTGCTCAGTATGATTTGGAAATGTCACAAATCTATTGGCAACGGACTCTATTATAGTACCATCTTCAAATTTTGTATATCCATCATTTGTATTCATATACAAAATGGACGTTTTCATGTGATCTTTGATAGGATGATACTCTGAGTCTGTGACATCATGATGAAAACCATGTTCTATAATAGCATTTTGATTAGGCATCAAGTTTGCCTTAATCTTAAAAATTGCCATTGGTTGTATAATTTGTAATACAGGTTGTAATATGTTTACAGTTTCATCTACAGGAGAGTATCTCTCATAAAATAGATGAGTGAATTGAAAATTATTATTTCTATTCTGTTCAGTATCATTTACAATTTTAGATGTGTACCAAGGAAAATTCCATGCCATCAGTTCTGAGTGTATCCTCTCGAACTCTCTGATAGGTAGAAAATTATCTTTTATATCTATCATTTTGATATTACCATTATATGTAATCCATTCCACCAACTTTTATCATCCTCTGCTATCTCTGTCCTGAGTGTCTTTTCAAATACTACTTCTTTATCCTCTTGAAACTTCTTAGCATTGTCCACTACACCATCGAAGTTAGCATCATCTATAATTAAAATGTAATTATCTTTTGCCTGTTCATGCAGGTGTTCTAAGTTTGCAACCATATTATCACCCACTTCACCATCATAAAAGATAACGTCAGGTCTATACTCTTTGTTAGGCAACCATTGTAATACAGGTTTGACACAAAATCCTACTGAAGTATCAAGATTCATCCATTTGTCTGCGTTCTTGACCATTTCATCTATAGGATTCTCTACATCAAATTTGTTTCCTAAATCTTTTTTCTTTGGTTTAACAACTCCATCACTATAATCATCTATAGCATATGCGTTGACAGCACTATTCTTATACAATGCTGCAAATAGTGTACTACCCATGTAGCATCCAACATCAGCATATACTGTACCACGTTCTGAACATAGATTATTTAATAGGTGTCTGACTTTATCAGATGATAATCCTAAAACATCATATCCCTCTGGATTAAATCTAGAATTGTTATCCGTTGCTGCGTCAATAGCTCGGATCACACGATCCACATAAGGATTCATAGTACGTTTCTCCTTCTTCAGTACAGATTCTACCACAGATTCACAATAGTTGCAATCCCAACAATCAAATCTGCAACTTTTAATTTTGTTTCGCCATATATTTATGGGTGCGTCTTTGATCTTCACATCAGTTAGATACCTATCAAATTCTGGATATAATATATCTTTACCTTCATCCCAACGTTCTATCAGGTCTAGTGACTCTACAAGTCTAGTTGCTGACTCTCTACCATGCAACTTAAATACATCTATTACATCTAAAAACTCCTCCCAATCCTCTCTCCAAGGCGGTAGGTTTGCTTCTTTTAATGAAAATGCAGGGTCATACTGATCCCAACGTGAACAAGATACTCTACTAATATCACTATCAAAATACTGAGGGTCACTATCTTTTCTTGTACTATTATAATGATAATGCTCTGGCATAATCGGGCATCCACCCCAACAATGTTCGTTAGCAAGTAACGATAACATTACTGGATTACCTTTCTCTGCACAATATTCTTTTGCTTCCTTGATTCTATCTAAGAGTGGTCTGTCTCTCATCACATCACGATCAAGATTAATATAATAAAAACCTGCACTAGCAAGTGATACTATTTCATTAGGTTTTGATACCTCTCTGAGTATAGTATTCTTAATCTTTAATTCTGGATATGCTTTCTGTATCTGTCCTGTCATTACCCATGATGTATGGGGAATGGTTGCAGTTCTTACACCATTATCATATAAAAATTTAAAGTTGGTGATAAATTCCTCAAGATTTTTTTGATCTGGTTTCACCCATATATTATTAAATGTCGCTGATAATGGTAGTCCTGTCTTATCTCTGATATAAAATGCGTTCTTTACTGCTGCCTGTGCATCACCTGCACCACGAAATACATCACCCATTGCATCTTGCATGAATGGTGGCATCCTCGTAGTAAAATATAAATCGTATATTAAGTGCTTATGTTTGTTTAGAAATGGTATTATCTTACCATCAATATAATCAGGATCAATCTTCGGGTTTATCGGAAGGGAGAATAGATCTTCCTGTGACATTGTTGTGTGCATAATCAGTTAGGACTCCTGTAGTATCAAACATTTGTGGTGTATCATTTTCCATGAGGTGCTCGACCTTTTTCTCTGCTGCTGCCTTGATCTTACCTATGTTGATATTCATAGCAGTAGAATATGTTAGTGCAAGATCGGTCACTGCTGCTTGATCTTCTGGTGACATCATTAACATACTATCAAGATTACCTGCTTGTAATCTACCAGTTGTTAACAAGTCAAGAGCAGATTGTTTTGCCATCCTTGCAATCCAATACTTATGCTCTTCTTTCTCTTCAATTTCCTTGTTTAATACAGTTTTTTTGAGTTCCTCAAAGTCATACTCTTCATCAGGTTTCTTTCCTAACTTCTCTTTGATAATTCTAAGTAAACCATTTATCTCGTCTTTTGATTGACGCATTTTATTATCCCACACCTGTAGGTCAATATAGAGAAGTTCTAACTCATATTCTTTATCCTGTTTATAAAATTTATTCTCCTCTTCTGCCATTTCCGACTTTGTACGTTCAATATCATTTAACGTACGTTTATATTGTATAGTCACTTTCTGAATGGCATTAAGACGAGTCTGTATCTCCATGACCGCCTGTCTCATTTGTCGCCAAGGTGTGACTTGTGAGTTAACTACAAAATATTTGTTTTGATATTCTGTCTGCCCGAAAAATTGTGAGTCTGTCCAATCAATTAAACTCTTATCAAATTCACTTAAGTCCCAATCTTCATTGGCTGTGACTTCCATGTCTGATAATGTCTTTTCAAATGGAATAGAAACCTTGGGTTTCCTATGTCCCTTAGAACTGGATTCCGTACTTAATTCCTGATTTTCTGGAGATGAGTCCTGTTTCTTCATCCTGTGTGCACCTTCCGTAATCTAAACATTGTTCGCTTGTCATTGACTCTCCAAAGTAATCTTCTAAGAAAACTACAACGTCCATCACATTTGAAGATGATTTTAGTTTGGTAATCAATGTTTGTTCTTGAACTGCAAGGTCATAGACTTTAGTTTTCCATGCTTCTTGCTTTTCAATCACTATAGCAGCAAAGTCTGCGGTTGTCAATCCTCTAACCTCTGCTAATCTATGTATCAGTTTTGTCTCAAAGGAATTATCAGCAATATATGCGGTTGCCTCACATAACTGATCTGTCCATGTTTCTCTCTCTAAAAATCCCCATGAATCATATAATGTTGAGTATCTCTCTTCAAATATCTCTTGTATTTTTAATGTTATCACCCCTATCATGAAAGGTTTGACATACTTAGCAGCAAGTGTAGAGTCAACTTGTACCTTTTCTTTTAAAGTTGTACCACTATCATCTACACCATACTCTGATTTCATTGATCTAGTCTCACCCCATAGTCTCATACCATAGGTTGCTGTATCGTAATCAAATCTTATATAATGTACATGAGGTGGTATATATTGGAATTGCTCATCATCTAGTTCATAGTATTCCAAAGCAAGGTTCTCACCAACCTTTGTACCTACAGTTGCGATATGAGGATATTTCTCTTCGTCAAGGACGATTATGTCAGGTTTCGTTGCCATTAGTAATTAGGAATAGTTGTACCATAATTGTACCTTACAGTACCATCTGTTTCAGTACCAGATATTGCACTTGATGATGAGCAGTGTGCTGAACTCATACCAGAGTGACCTGTAGGTGGTGATGATCCACCAAGATTATTATATGAATCGGTTCCATAGTTCACTTTGAAGGTATTATTATTCTGAGAACCATTATAGTTGCCAAGGCAATAACCTTTTCTCATACCCATTTCAAAGTTTTCTTCACCCATTCTACCAAAGTTTAGACCTCTAACCTGTATTCCTGTGGTATCATCACACTTCTGATTACCATTTTGATTGTTATTACCAGTTCCAACATACATGTGTCCGATCATAGTAGGAAGTATTTTCTTCCATCCATCACCACCTGGCCCGTGGTTCCATGATGTCCAAGATTCGTTTGCCCATCTGAATCCTGCTCTTGAACCTGATCTCTTCCACCATCCCATGAGTCTACCATGTCCTCCCCATGTTGGGTCAGCACCACCATCATTCTGGTTTGGTGGGAATCCAGAAGTTCTCATGACCTCTGTTGTAAGATTGAATACGTCAGTTCTTGCATTACCACCACCATGTAAGTAAGAATATCCTCCTGCAAATACATGATCTTGGAATGAACCCATAGAACCTCTGTTCACTGTCATATCCCATGAGTTTTGATGAGTTATTCCTGATTCATTTGGCATACTAAAACCAGAGGTATATGTTGATGATCCTCTGTATGTGTTTTCCATTGAGTGATAGAAATGTCTCCTATCATTCCATGATCCAGACATATATGCACCTGATCTGTCTAGTGTATCTCCTAAGTTTGTTGATGTATCAGTAGCATGAACTGTTCTATTAACGTTTCTCCAAGGTGAACCTGATCTATATCCTCCTCCTACATATCCATGTGTGAAAATTCTTGCCATTGACCAATCGGTATCTGTACCATCTAGTGACCAATATGTTGATGTACCATCAGATTTAAGTGAAGCATTGACTGAATAATCATCACTATATCTACTTGTGCTTTGTGCGGGTATTCCACCTGCACCTGCTATAGGTCCCCACTCTACTGCGTTTGTTGATTCATTGAGTGCGTATCCCTCGAAGGTTCGATCGGTACTATTGTAGCGGAACATCCCTTCTACTGGGGATCCTGGTCTTTGGTTAGTTGTACCTTTTGGCACTATCATACTATCAGTCGTTGCCATATCGACTGATACTCTAGGAGAAGATGTGCCAATACCTACTCTATTATTTGCTGAGTCGATATAAAATGTACCAGAGTCAAAATTAAAATTACCATTAGATGCTAACTGAAATTCGGCAGTAGAACCACCTCCACTCAAAGATACAATTTTATCAACGTTTAATTGTGACATTTCAGTAATTTACTCCTTCGTATTATTTATCAGATAGCGAATGTATCTTTGTAGTAATCATAAATTGTTATCTGTTCTGCTGTAGTGATATGCCTACCATAGCACATAAAGACAGGGAATGAACCACAATTCTGTGATGAACTATGAGGATTTCTATTACCACTACCCCATGCACCTATGTGATGGAATCCTCTATTGAATCTACTATTACTACCATTGATAGTAGCTCTTGGGGTTGTCTCATTATTAAAATAACATTGGTAATTAGGAGAGTATTGTCCAGACTCATATGAAGATAATCTCCATGTGTACATATTAAATTTGGTATCCCAGTTATTGAACTGGTCAATATCATATCCAGTATCTTGGAAACCTGCACCGTTATTATCATACATACCAAGATTTCTTGTACCAGATTGTACAATAATATGGTGATCTGCATTTCTTGATCTCAATGGTGTTCTCCATTGATCGTTAGAGTTTCTCCATTTTAAAAAGAATATAACAGTCAGATGAGGATAGTAAGGTGAATCTGTGTAATTACCCTGAGAAACTAATTTAGCACAACCAGAACCATTGACAGAAAAATCCATATATTTAACTATCTGTCCATTGATAGACTCTTGAGCATATCTATCTGTAGGTATGGCAGTATGAAAATTATTTCCACTTATATCATACCAGTAGTTTGCATCTTGATCTGATGCATTTGGCATTAATGATCTTGGATTATTTGCATCCAACCACATTACTAGGTTTTTTCTAACTATATCAGCACTACTCGCAGCACCTGCACCTGATGCAGATGCCATCAAGTTAATCCAGTCAGTACCATTATATCCTTCTACAGTTTCTAGTGTACTATTATATCGTATCATACCTGCTTCTGGAATTGCAGGTCTTTGTGCTGTAGTTCCTACTGGTAATACTAAACCAGAATCTACGTCAGCAGTATATGAACCACTTATCAATAAATTGGCAGTGGAAGGCATCTGAACCTCAAAGTTATGATCCGAATTACCTATTAATCTGTTTACTCTAATTGTGCTCATCTTACAAAGAAATAACCTGGATGACCTTGACCACTTGCAGGACCTGAACCATAGATACCTGCTGAGGGAGAACCAGTATAACCCCACAGAACTCTATTATTACCATAACGAGATGTTTGATAGTTTGATGGGTTTGAGTGGTAATCAAATATCTTATAATTGTTATTATATAATCTGATATGCTCCCATCCACCAGGTTGCTCCCAGTTGTAAGGATATACATGAGAGACTCTAAAGTTTCCTTCTCGTCTGTCACCCTGACGACCATCCCCACCAGTATTTAACGCACTATGATATTGAATACCACCACGATATTTAATGAATGAAGCATAATTCCACCTATCTCCACTAACTGTACCACCATTATAAGTGTCATAAGGACCACCTGGTGGTTGTGTATTATCCTTTGCTAGTCTAACATTTATAACTTCATCACCACCATTACGTGCTTCAGCGACTGCTCTGATAAATGTATCAGCATATTTACTACCAGTTGTTGAACTATAACCAGTACCAGATACAGGAACATATGATGCTGATACACCACCAACCGTTTGAGTATACAAGTTTGATGATTCAAAAGTTCCGTAGTGATTAGTTGATGCTGATCCTGCAGTCATAACCAATACCCATCCACCATCATAATTATCACAATCAACATAACAATAAGTTGGTTCTTCATAACCTATTGGTTGTATCCAATAATAACCAGAGGGTCTATTGGCAAGTTTAACTTCTATTCCATTAGCAGCAGGACTTGCATAATCTCCTACTGTTGAACCACCTGCTCCTGCAGCACCTAGACTCTTCCATAACACACCAGTGTAAATTTCAAACGCATTAGTGCTACTATTAAATCTTGTATCACCAATTACAGGACTTGTAGGTCTTTCTCCTGTAGTCCCTACTGGTAATGTGTGAGCACCTGTATCATTAAATTTTAGTTTACCCTCAATATTAAGAGTATGTCCTGGCGACAATGTCACCTGTCCTAGTGATGATGCTACTCCTGCTAATTTACTGACTTGTACTTGACTCATATTACTATGTATTATCGAATGTTACAGGATACATTGCCCAACCACCTCTAGTTCCATAAGAGGGATATGATAATGCAGATGAATTAATATCCATCAATTCTAGCATATACCAACGATACCCATACACGTTGGTAAAACTTTGTGATCTCTGTGATCCCTCACCACCAGAACCTGATCCACCAAAGTGAAGTCTTGCAATATATGTCCATTGTGTTCCTGTTTCCGTGAAGTTGGTGCGGTTTATATCTTGATTAGATCCCCAGACATTTACATTACCAATAGCATTTGTATGTTTATACCATCTAACTCTATTGATTACTTGTCCGAAAGGATATGCAGAAACTTTAACTGCAAGATACTGTGGCCAAGAGACATTACCTGGACTACTATGTCCTGTATGAAATGCAAAATTACTACTACTTGTTGATGAAACATACTCTAAGAATGAACGTGTATTAGATGTTGCACTTAAAGTTTCATCACCAGTGGGACCATCATTATATCTTAATCCTTCAAATAATATTTCATTCTCTGTTCCTGTTATTGCACTATGTGATGTATCTCTTGCTCCTTCTGCTACTGTAAATCCTCCACCATTACCAAATGAACCTACTGCTCCTCCTGTGTTTGATGTTCCTGCTTGATCTACAAAATCATTACCTTTATATAATCTTAGATTTGTAGTCTGAGCATTATATTGTATGCTTCCTGTCTCTCTTGAATTTGCATCATGCTTTGGTGTATCAGCACCTTGAACAAAATCACCAACTGATAATCCTAATTCTAATTGTCCACCATCCCACCATAAATTTCCACTGCTAGAACCAGTAGGTCCGTTCATCCTAACACATACACCTGTTGTGTTAGCATTACTAAATGTAGCACTTCTTGAAACTCTTTGCCATGATGTTGTCACACCAAATGTTTGTGTATGAAAATTAGTATAATTACCTGCGTCATCTACCTCAAAAATGTATATCATACAATTACTCAAGGATCTATCTCCCTTGACATATACACTAAATGTCCATTCCTGTCCATTTCTAGCAGGTGTTACAATATAATCAGTACCATTATTATATGAATTGGTATAGGCATCATTACCAGATAATGCCATCTTCAGTGCTACACCACCTACAGGTGAATCTGAATTACCACCAGTTTCTCTACTTAATGTACATCTAACACCTTCTTCAAATCCTTTTGTACCTCCTCCACCAGTATATGCTGTAAATAAATCTAAAGGGAAGAATCTATGGGCGAGAAAATTTTTTGAATTACCTACAGGTATTCTTTGCCATTTCTGTGCAATAAAACGTATGTCCGATCCCTGCGGTGATAGGGTCGAATCTTTATCAAGGGTAACCCTAAAATCAGGACTATTGCCTTGTAAATTTCTTACGTTTAATTGAGACATTATCTAACACTCCATGCACCACCATTCTCAACTGTTACCGTATATCCTGTTGCAATCGTTATTGGACCTGCACTCATTCCGTTGGCAAACTCTGCACCTGCTGTAGGTCCGACTGTTATGTTTTCTGCTATTGTCGTTGGGTTAGTACGAATTATACTATCAGTTCCTAATGAAGGTCCTCCACCTGCTAATGGTGCCCAACCTGCACTTCCTGTACCATCATCTGCTTTGTAGATTTCAGCAGAGTCAGTTGTCGAGTTGAAACGCATAGTACCAACTGATACACCAGTAGGTCTTTGTGCTTGAGTACCTGAAGGTAGTCTGAATATTGAGTTTGTATTTAAGAAACTCAATGTCGTTATAATTGCACTTGTTGAAGTGGCAATCTGATTACCACTGATTCTTGAAATTGCCATGAGATTAGATAGGTAGTTCTAAGATGTGAATAGTATCAGTTGATAATGGTGCATCCCCAGATGAGAATACAACGTTAGCACCGTTTGCATCAACTGTGTAATTTTGTCCTGCGATTTGTGCTACACCATTAAGGAATACCAATAGTGAATCATCAGAGTGTTTGATACCACCGCCATACGTAGTGACAGCGAAGGTTAAAGTTGTACCATCACCTGTATAGAACTTAGTAATATATTTGTCTGATCCAACAACACCTCGACCAGTACCAACTACGTCACCATCAATCCTAACAGAACCATTTATTCTTACTCTATATGTTGCATCAGGTGATTCCCCTAAACCTATATGTCCATTACCTGTGGTAGATATATTAATATCTCCTGTATCTGTTAGTCCAAACTCTTTCCATACTGCACCATAGTATATCCAACCTAGTGATTTACCTGGTGTCCAGTTGATATTGTAAACTATGTCTCCATCAGCAGGTGTATCGTATCCTGTAATATTAGAGAAGTCTGGTAGCCCACTTGCATTTTCTGGTGCTAGTAGAGTCTGTTTAATAACAGTACCATCTTGGTTGAAGTATGTAAGTTTCTTAGCAGATATATTATTAGTAAATGTAGTCTGTCCTTGGAATGTGACAGGACCTGCAAAGATAGATTCTAACTGGTTTGATGCTCCACCAATAACAGTTATCTTGTCCGTTAGAACCAATTCAGAGAATGTTTCAATGGTTGTGTTCTCTTCACCAACAACGTTTAACTGTGCAACATCTTCGTTAGTAATCTGACCTGTGACTGGGTTGATAACCTGATTACCAATGAATAGATCACCATTTGAGTTTAGTCCTGAGTAGAACGCAACTCCTGCTTCCTCTTTAATTGACTGAGAGAATCTGATTTGATCTTGTGATAAAGTTTCTACCTGAGTCTGAGGGAACGCTGTACTGTAGTTACCTGGACCAAAACCAAGGTATTCAAACGTATGGTTTCCTGATCTTAGGATAGAGTGTCGTCTAAACTCTACATTGATTGGTGCTACTGTACCATCATTATTTTCTCGTATATTGATCTTTCTTACTTCTTCGTCTCCTGCTCGTGCAGTTAATTCTACGTTAGATAATCTCTTGTTAACTGAGTCATAGTTAGGTGTAGTACCTGGTTGTGTCCATCCTGTGTCTGTTAATAAGAATACTGTTGCTTCCTTAGTAATAGATAACTTCGGATCTTTGACAGGTGGTGATGCACCATCAGTTGAGTTCACCAATCCAATAGTCTCATTATCTGCTATTGATACAGCAGCATCTGGATCAGCGATTGGATTATCTCTGTCAAATGTAGGATAAACTTCATTAACATTTTGAGAGAACTTCCTATCATTGAAGTTAGATGTACTTGGTGCGATAGATGCACATAGTAGAGTCAAATAGTATATACCATCATCTGTACCTCTAACAAATGGTTGTACGACTTCAATATCATAGATGTAGAAACATCTATTTAAGTTGAATGATGTAGTATCACTATTCAATGGTTGCATTACATAACCAGAGAGGGGATCTCTTGGTAATGGATTGGTCTTATCCTTATCAATTACATATCTTACACGATATGTTCTATCTTGTAAGTCTCTTGGGTCAGGTATTCTCTTAAGGAATGTAGTTGGTGTGAAGTTAACTGTATTATATGTTGTATTAGTAGATAAAGTTGTATAGATTGCATTATTTACTGAACTGACTGATAGATACCATCCACCGACTGATCCTGCTACACCGTTAATTGTATATGTATTAGCATCATATTGTAATGGAGATCCAACAACACCTGCTGCTAAACCAGAAACACTAGGACCATAAGGTGATATGCTTGCAGATTGTACACTTGCTTCAGTTGCACCCTGTGCTACAAGTAAACAATTTATTTTATCTGCTATTGCATTTGCTCCTGTGCCATCTTGTCTTGCTCCTACCGCAAAACCCTGTACTCTTGTAGTTGGTGGAGATGCTTCTACTGTATAACCATAGAGATATAATCTTGTACCTGGTGTACCACCCTGTCCTGCAAGTGATGCGTTAATAGTTTTAGTTCTTTGGATGTCAATGTTCACCCAGTTGATTGATGTCTCTTCACCAAAGATTACGTTTCCATTAATAGCACCTGTATTTGTAGCTGTAAGTGTTAGAACTCTTGTGCTTACATTTATATTTCCGACTGTCGCTCCTACACCAATATTAGTTCCTGTGATAGTCATACCTTGTATGATACCATTTACACTACCATCATTTGCCAACGTAATTGTATTTGATCCACTAGCACCAGTAGCAGTTGTAGAGATAACATTCAAAGCTTTAGGTGGTATGATATGTGTTAATGCACCTGCCTTATCTTTAGAGAATGCTTTTGCTTTGAATCCTGCTGATCTCAATGCAGTATTACCAAAGTTAGAGTTAGAGTTGGTGATTGACATATCACCACCGCTTTCAGCAATGAAATGACCAAAGTATCCAACAGCGAACACAGAAACTGCCTGTATAAATGAGTCGTTAGAACACTTGATATGTTCATGACCCCATCCTTTTCTGTACTCGGCAAATCCATCTAAGTGTGCACCATCTCCTGCTGTTGCCACATCATAGTTTCCAGTTGATGCGTTATATCTTACAAATGCTCTATCATCTTTCTGTAGTGATAAACCAGTAAACTGAGCAACAACCATTGATTTGAAACCAGTTGCCTTTGCACCGTTTGCGTGCATACCATTCATACCCCATACACTTCTTAGTGATAGGTTGAAAGCATAAGGTGATGCAGAGTCAACAGTATCAATCTCAGTTTTCACCGTGATATTTGAACCTACAGCATTACCAGTTGGTTCTCCTTGCATTTGATATGTAAATACGTTTCCAGATGCAGAGGTGACAGTGAATGAACCATTATATAATGCAGCATCAGGTTCTGACTGTGATCCAGTTGAACCAGTGACACCACTAACGTTGATGTTCACACCAACAGAGAATCCATGATCTCTAGGATCATCAAATTCATCAAC